CACACCAATGCGCCGAGCCTGCCTTTATTTTTACCGGTACCTTCTTCCCAATCGACAACAACCAGTTCACATTCCAATTCACCTTTGAATTTAATTTGTTCTTTGGATCGTTTATCTTCCCAAATACCTGTTTTAGATTTTAGAATAGTACCTTCTTGACCTTCGGCAAGAAACTTCTCAAAAATTACCTTAGCAGAATAAAGATTATGAACTTCTTGATTCCAGACCAATTCAATGTAATGTCTAAACTGATTAAACTGACTTTTGACATGGGATATAGAATTACTTAGTTTAGCTAAACGAACATTATATGGTTCTGTATCTTTGCCTGCTTGGAATGAGCTAAGAGGAATAGCATCCCAAAGAGTTGCTCGTACATTTTCCGATTCTTCCATGCTCATAGTGCCCTTAATTGCTTTAGACAAAATGCCATTGCCTGTTTGTCTGTTAACGGGCTTGCCTGCATAATCAGCAATCAACAATTCACCATCGAACACCATATCTTGCCCATAGTGTTCTGCCATCTTAAGAAACGGAACACTAAAAGATTGATTAGGGATGCTTAATGTCTTGCCATTACGAGATCTAAATTCTACAGTGTTGCCTCGGGTGATTGCGTTGAATCGCATTCCGTCAAGCTTGAGCTGGACATAGGCTGGGAAGGAGATTTTGTCAACGAGCTTTTGGTCGTATCCAGAAGCCAACATAATTGGGTATGTCGAGACAACTCCTGGCCAAATTTTGTTGACTGTTGCTTCGGAGACTCCGCACCGCATGTCTTTTGCAATAATACGCTCAATGATCTTTGCATCTTCATGATTAACCGATTCTAAAATAGTTTGTAAATGAGAAATACCTGCATTGCCTGTAAGGACTCGCATAGAAAGAAAATCTAACTGTTGTAGTGCTACATCTAAAGATGCGCCGTTAGTATTTTTTTTATATTCTGGAATCTTGCGAATATAAAATTGAATAAACGGATCTAAAGCTAAATGAAATACTCGTTTAAGTAATTCATTGTTCTTATTTTTAATAAGAATAGCTTCTTTAGCTAGACGAGAATTGTCTGATGCTAATTGTTCAAAGATCGTATAGATTTGGCTCATTTCTTCTCCTTAATGTCATTATTATAACACCGTTGGGATAAGAAGTCAAGAAGTAACCCGTTCAAGAAAAGGGTTAAATTGCCCGTTGATTTTAAAGGACATTTTATAGTCTTTTTCCTCAGAAATTAATTTTTCTTTTACGGGTTCAATAGATTCTAAATCTTTGAACACACCAACAATGGTTTTCTTCTTAACGCGACCAATTTTATCTAGATATTTGGCTTCAAGGATATATTGATTAAACATATTAGGCAGTTTGTTTTTCCATTGTAGTACTATTGGTAATAGTTTGATACATAGTCTCAAACTCTTCGTGTTCTTCTAGTTCAAGACTAAAATTTTGCTTGTGATAAACTCTTGCCATACGACGAAATGTCTTTTTTGACAATTCATGCTTCTCGCAAATGTCTTTAATTGCTTCACGAATAAATTCACGTTCACCTTCTGTGCGAGCCATAGAAGCACTAATTTCTTTCATGCATTCTAGAATCTCTTTACGGTCGGTTGGGCTTGATGGGATAGTCATAATTATTTCCTTTCAATATCTTCTTCAACACAATTTGATCCATATTGGATCTCAATAATTTTCAATGGGTTATCTGTTTCATTAATTAATTGGTGCCATTCAGTACTACTAATAGATATATAAGCATTGTAATGATAAACTCCTCTAATAACAAAATCAGTTGATCTTGGATTTATAGTGCCAACGGTTGCTACACCTTCAGATACAAACCACAGTTCAGAACGATCTTTATGCCTTTGCATACTTAATCGTTTATTTGGTTCTACAACCAATTCTTTTACCTTTAATGTTTTACCTTCCTCATGTAAAACTCTATAGTAGCCCCATGGACGAATAGTCTTGGGATGTTTCCATTCTTCAAGAATCCATGAACTTGAATTTGCTTTGTCGTCTCCACCTATTCCAAATGCAAAACTTAATCTATTATCTTGAATAGACATTTCAGGAATGTTATCTTTATTCCTATCGCCACCATTGGCAAAAATTATTTCATCAGTTAAATATAAGTTTAACGCATCTTGAATAAATCTTTTAGCACTTCCATCGGCATCATATGAGTCATCGAATGAAACAATTTCATCCACACAAGATAATTCTCGAATTACTGAAGATCTTTCTGCAATAGGCATAAAAGGTCTACCCTTTTTCCTAGTTAACCATGCATCAGAATTAATGCCTACTACAAGTTTATCGCCTAAACTTTTTGCAGTTTTTAAATATTTGATATGACCACTATGTAAAGGATCAAATCCGCCGGTTACCAATACTATTTTCATTAGCGCCTCATACTTGAAATTGATTTTGCCTCATCATCACTAAAGATAGGAACAGCATTGGACTTGTGCATAGTACCAATGCCGAGCATTTTTGTGCCTGTATACTGAGGAATTGCTTTAGAACTACCGATACCATCGCCAGTATTACGACTAGGAATATTTTTGGTATTTGTTCTGCCAACGGGAGTAGACAATTTGTAGGACAATGTCTCAGCTGCGAGAGCTCGTTGGCGTGTTTTTTCTTCTTGAGCCTCGCCATGAGACTTTAGAAGTTTTTTCCATTCTGCATCAAGCTCGCGAGCACGTCGAGCCTCTTCTGCATTCTTAAATTTAAACTTACCTTTTTTCTTTCCACCTGTAGAAAGCCAAGGTCCAACAATGTGCATAGTCATACAATACTCCTCACGAATAACATAATTATAACACCTTTTTCAATACTTGTCAAATGCTCTGTATTGATATTCGGTCACTTGTCTACTATCATAAATTGGATCATCCGGAATTGATCCCATCTCCGACCAGGCTTCTTTGTTAGGAAGAGGTTCCGATTCCTTTTTGAATATTTTGATTATTCGGTCAAAGAAGCCGGGGTCTTTTTTACTACATCAACTTCTTTTATTTTAGGAGGCATTAGATCTGGATATGCTTCTCTAACCAAATCTTCTTTAACCGATTTATATTTAGTTTGTAATTTGCGATCTTTAGCTAAACAAACCAATTCAGCTTCTGTCCAATGTATACCTTCTAACATCTGCATGAATAATTGTTCTTTTCGCATTTTGGTTAAATTAACACCTGCGTCTAACCAAATATAAAAACGCCTAAATTCTGTATATAGATTTGTTTCAGAATATCCTACAGGAATAGAAGTATCTTTCTTAAAAGGCGGTTCACCTTCAGGCAAATTTACCTTTACACGCGGATCATAATTGATTTGTAGAATTCCTCGAAGGACTTGATGTTCGTAGGCTTTAAGAACTTTAATTTTGTTTTCTCTGCCTACTGCTTTTTCTACTTCTTCTAGAATTTGTGGTACTGTTGTTTTCATTTAAAATTCCTCTATAACTTCAAGCATATTTTTCATTTTATGTTCAATGAAAAAGTTTAGCAATTTACTTTTATCTTTTGTTGGCTTTTCAACATAACTATTTATAATAGATTCCTTAATTGTTTTCGGAATACAATCAAAACTAACTAGAACACGATTGCGATCATAATTTGCTTTGAAGTCATCGTCCTGCGGCATCTCATCGGGATCCTTGTACCAAATATCTACCTTTTTAGCGGACACAGGTTTTTGCCTAACACCTTGAACAATGCTATCATCTGCAGAAAAGACATTCGGAACACCGTCGCCTTTATCTCCTCTGATAATTTGTTCAAAGATATATTTTTCTGGACTAATGTCCGGTTTAACATACTTCTTTTGAATAGGAGAATATTGTTTTACATTCTCATACTTTTGAAGTTGAATAAAGTCGTGATCTCCGGACAAAACTAAGAATGGCTTTGGTTCATCAAATAGAACACTGCTTGTGTCATTAGTCTGAGACCACTCTGCTAATACTGCAATTACATCATCCGCTTCTGCACCATCGACATTAATAACTTTATAAGGAAAGAACACATCAATCTCACTTCTAATTAGATTAAGTGCTTCAAAAATTTGTTTCCAATCAAGACCAGAATCTTCTCTTGCCTTTTTCCGGCCTGCCTTATAATACTTAAAGTACTCTCTGCGCCAATAGCTTTGATTGTCGCATGCAATAACGATCTCACCAAATTCTTTGCCGAATTTTTGTTTATAACTTCTAATAGAATTAAGAATCATATGGCGCAGGAGAGGTACCTGTACTGTGATGTCTTTGCGATTACCTAACTCCATCATTAGATTGGAGATAGCGGTTTGATTAAAGTCAACTACGATCATAATTTAAATTTCTTTTACTGTAATACTTGCTGAGATAAGAGGTGAAGTTTCTGTCGGTGATACTGTTACTACATCGCCATTGGCATCAACGTATGCGTTTGCGTTTGCATTTTGATTTTCTAAAAGACTAACCCATTTAGACACGGTCGCCTTAACATTTGATTGTAGAGTTATATCCAATACTTGCCCACCGCAACCGGACAAAAGGTTAAAAACCATTTGCGTAATTTGCGCTGTTACCGCATTTCGTATAGATGCTTTATTAATAGATGCAATAAAGGATGCGTTTAACCCATTAATTGTGCTATTGAATGTAGCCAATGCCTGTTGATAATCTGCGTATCCCGTTGCATTGTTAATGATATTGGTAAATGCCAAAATATAATCTTTATTTTTAAGAGAATCAACCAAAGCCTGCAAATCTATATCCGGCACATCGTCATTTGGCGTGCAAGCCGATCCTAATAAATCTTGCAAAGAGCAACCTCCTGCTAATGCGGCACCTGTTTGCTTTGTAGTTACTCCAGACAAACGATTGGTGTTATCTCTATAGGTTATAAGACTTGCCCTGCTTGTATTTAATGTAGTTTGTTCTGCAATATACGAATCTCTTTCTGCGGT